AGTTCAATACAAAAATGCGTATGAGAGTTTATTTAAGCGCAATCTGGTGTTAGTCTAATTATGTCAATTTCTGTTCCTACAATAATAAATTTAACTCTTACTCTTGCTAATACTGAATACTCGCAAGCGTTAAGTTCTTTTAGCTCAAAATTTATGATGCAGTGTAGGACTCTAGCTGATTTAAGGGCTTTTACTCTTAGAGGATTTGAGGCTTTGGTTGTAGAGTCCTTAAAAGAGATTGATAGCAGACTAAAAATTTTAGAAGAAAAATTAAAATAGGAGGGAATTTATGAAGAAAATATTATTTAGTTTAGTGGTTTTAGTTAGTTTGTATCAATCTAAATTGTATGCTGGATATGATTTAAGAGATTACAAATTATGGAGATCAACAGAAATTTCTGGAACTACAGCTAATTTTAGAGTAGCAACTTCAGCTATTATTATTGCAGATATTACTGTGACTTCTGGAACTACTGCTGATACAGCGCAGTTTCAATACAGAAATTCTTCAGACACAGCGGTTGGTTTTTCAGGATCAACTTCTACGGTTTATGATATTGATACTACTGGTGATTATTTTCCAATAGGAGAACAATTAGGATATGGTTTGATAGTTACAAAAACAGGGACTGGGGCAATACGGGTAAGATGGAACTGGGTAACATCTCCGCCTAAAGGTCAAGAAAGTAGAGGGACAAAAGACTAAAATGCTTTTTGGAAGTTTCATAGACGAACTTTGCGATCGTATAAAACTAGATAAAAAAGTTCTTGAGTATAGGACTTTAGCGGCTCGTAAGATCAATAAATCGTATAAAGAGATTTGCAATAATTCTAGTATTAATTGGCAACATTTGATTAGAACTGGAGAGATTAGAACTATAGAAAATTATATTACTGGCACTTGTAATATTACTGTTGATAGTAGGACGGTTACTTTTGGTGGAGCGGCAAGTATAACTACAGCAATGGAAGGACGTTATTTTCAACCGCAAGATAGTAAAAATTGGTACAGAATTAGACGTAGAGTATCTGCTACAGAATGTACTCTTTATTCTGCAATTAAAGAAGATACGGCTAGTTCTAGGACTTTTACGATTTGGAACAGATTTTATTATTTTCCAAGCGAAGTTAAGAAGATACTAGAGTTTGGTAGTTGGATTAATGATGGAATTATTAGAGAAAGATCGCTTCATCATATTAGAGAATTGAATTCTGAGATTAGTAATACTGGTGAGCCAGAACAGTTTTTAATGTTAGGAAAAAACCAGTTTGAGAGTTCTTATACTACAGGATCAGTAAGTTTAACTGAAGATGATGATTTAGTTACTGGGTCTGGAACATCTTGGTTAGATAATGTTGAAGAAGGGGATTTATTTATAGTTGGAAAAGACAGATATCATGTTAAGAGAGTTGAGTCTGATACAAGAATTAGACTAATAAATTTTGCGAAATCTACTGTTCCTTCAGGAACAGAATACGAAATTAAGAAGCAGGACAATTTAGGGTTTCAACTATTTTTGAATCCAAATGACACATATATTTTTCCATATACATACATAAAAAGAGTGTATGACATGGTAAACGAAGATGAAGATTCTACTGAAGTTCCAGAAGAGTTTGATCCTGCAATTTTAGATTTAGCGGAAGCAGACCGTCTTTCTGATTTAGATGATTCAAAATGGATTAATAAACAAGCGTTGGCAAGAGCTAGGATTAACGATTTAAAAGGAATGATGACATCTGTTCCTAGATACAAACAGTTTAGACCAGAAATAAATAGTAGAGGAGCATATATCTGATGGCTAGACGATATAGAGTTGAATCTTCTGACAAGAAAGTTTTAGAGTCGTTAGCTAGAGAGCGTGGTGGACAAATAGATATAGATACGTTGCTTGACGAGATAGAATCTACAGGTAACTTATCTCCAGAAACAAGAGCTAAGTTAGCTACGAAGCCAAGTAAAGGTATTCTTCCGTTACTTGAGCAGATAATTGGCTCGTTACCTTCTAAGAGACAGGCGTATGAACAATTCTTGGGACAAACAGATATAGGGAAAGAGCCAGAACTAACCGATGAAGAGTTACAAGAGAGACTAAATTTGTATGGAGAATTGGGTGGAATAAAAGAAACAGGATTAGATGAACAGAAACTATATAATTTTTTACTAGATAAATTTAAAAAGTCATACAAGACTGATAAGGGCAATGAAAAAGATATTCCTCTAGCGGAGAGAAACGCAAGGTTTGTACTTGAATATTTAAAAAATAATAAAAGGTTGCCAGAACCGTCTCAATTAGAAAGAGGTGCTATTCCTCTAAATATAGATGTAATAAATCCTTTAAGAGAGGGTAATATTTATGGTGAATTTTTAAAAACATCTCCAGAAACTGGTGAAGATGTAAAACGCATTCAAGATATAGTTTCAGGTAGAGGATTAAAGAGACAGAGAGAAGAAGAACTTAGTCAGTTCGAGTCTGGACTTGAAAGCGAACTTGGTAGAGGAAGAGAAGAATTTTTAGCAGGAGAGCAAGAGTATGGAGGTAGATACTTTCAAGAACAAATAGCTCCTAAAATAGCTGAGAATCTTAATGTTAGAGGGTTACTTTATAGTGGCGATTTACAGAGCGAATTAGCCAGAAGCGCGGCTGGAATTCAGTCTGGAACTGAGCAAGAATATTTAAGGTTGCAGGAAGAAGACGATCTGTTTTTTCAAAATGCTGCGTATCAGACTACTTTTAAAAAAGAGATAGAAGCTGGTAGAGGAATTTCTGAAAGTTTAGCTTCAGAGCGTGGAACAGCTTTAGAAAGGCAGCAAATATCGTTTGGAAGAACACAGGCAGATTTAAGACGTAGGTATGAAGAAGAATCATATCGCAGAGATTTAGAAAGGCAGAGCAGAATTCAGGAATCGCGATTAAGATCAGAAAGAGATTATGGAAGACAACAGCAGCAGGATAAATTTTTTAACGATATAGGAAGCACAGTAGGAACAATCGCAGGAACTTATATTGGATCAAAGTATGGTCAGCCAACTGTTAGTAGTAAAGGAGTAGTGTAAATGCCTAGAGATTTGCAAGAAGAACGTAGAAGGTCAGAGCTAGGAACAGACGTTTATCTGCAAGGATTGACTCCTAAAACTTTAGAAAGCCAAAAAAGAGCTAGAGAACTTTTGGCTAGGACAAGAGGACAATTTTTTTCAGGATTGTCTGGTATTGATCCTAGAAGTATTCCTGAAGTTTCTAAAGGATTAATTAGCGAGTCTGAACGGACATTTTCAAGACAAAGGTTTGGGGCTAATCGTCAAAGAATAAATTTGGTATACGAAACAGCTAAAAGAAGAGCTGAAATGGCTGGGTTAGACCTTCAAGAAGCAGAACAGTATGCTAGACAAGTAGCATTACAGAAAATGAGACAAGGAGCTGAGGGTGAAGAATTGCAGGCAAATATAGCTTCTGGCAGAAGGAAAGAAGAACTTGCGGATTTGTATGGGCAAAGAGGAATAGATTTGCAACAGCAGTATTTACCTCAAACAAACTACCAATCTGCTCTATACAACAGTTTGTTTGGGTTGGTTGGTACTGCTGGGACAGTAGGCGCTTTACGGTATGCGAACCGTCCTAAGATTCAGTCTGAAATTTCTAATTTGCGTGATCCTTATTATGAAAGAATTACTAGACCAAGTTTACTTTCTTTTGGGAGGTATCCGAATGGCTGATGATAATATTTTAGCTGGACTAGGCGGATTTTTGGGTGGAATAAGGGATGTTTATGTTCCTTATGCTTTAAAAGATATAGAAGAACGAAGAAAAAGAATACCGATTAGTAGAGTAGAGGCTCTTAGTGGTGTTAAAACAGGGTTAGATCCAAACGAATTAGTGACTCCTGATGAGCTTGGGCTAGTTACTAAAAGAAGAGATTATCTTAATCAGTTAGAAAAAGAAAAAAGAGTAGAGTCTCGTCAACTAGAAAGAGAAGAAAGGTCAGATGTTAGATTTGGTAAAAGATTTGAAGATCAAACAGAAAGAATGGTTGATCTTCAAGATATAAAAGAACAGAATAGGATAGAGCAAGAAGAGAGAAAAAAAACGGGGGATAGATATACTGTTCCTCCAAAAATTGAATCTCAGTATGCTGATTTAATAAATCAAACTAAATTGGCTAATAATATAGAATCTGGATTAAACTTGGCTATAAAAAAAAGGATTAATGTAACTGGTTTATTTAGTTCTCCATATAATAAATTTAGAGAAATTATAGGTACTCTTCCAAAAGAAGAGCAGGATATATTAACTACGCTTAGATTAGGGTTTGCGGATTTTGTTAGGGAGCGTGGCGGGACGGCATTTACACCTACTGAAAAAGAAGTTTTTGGGCCTATTATGCCAGAAGAAGACAAAGATGAAAAAACAAATATAAATAGAATTAGAAAGATGATAGATATTTTACAAGATAAAAAAGATAATTTTGAGAGCTCCTATTTAGGTTTAACTGAAACATATTCTCCTGTGGAAGGAATAAAAAAAAGAGTAAGAAAATCAAATCCATTACCTTTGTTAAATGAAAAAAATAGTAGCGCTTTAGAAGAAATACCAGAAGAAATTTTAAACCAATTACCTAAAGACATAAAAATAAAAAGTTTTAAAAGGATTAGATAATGGCTGTTTATCAAATAGAAACAGATCAGGGGACTTTTGAAGTAGAAACAGAAGAGCCTAAAACCCTAGCTGAAACTGCAACTTCTAAACTTAAAGAGAATATTGTTCCGTTTTTACCAATTTTAAAAGCTACTAAAAAAATAGCAACTACGCCAGAAGCAAAAGAATTTGGAACATCTTTTGCGGAAGAATTTGGTATTCCTTCGGAAAGAAGTTTAGATGGAGAAATTTTAACACCTCAAATGGCAACAGGGAGGGCTTTCGGAAGACTAGCTGGTCAATCTTTAAAGTTAGGTGCGGCAGAAGCTACTGGCGGCGCAGCGTTTGGCGTAAGTCCAGCTATAAGAGCGCTTGGTCCTTTAGGAAGATCGGTTAGTAAAAGTTTAGGGACAGGATTAACCTACGAAGCTACTGAAGGCGCTATAAAAAGAAAGCCAGTAAAAGAAACAGTTGAAGACATGGCAAAAGGTGGAATTACATTCTCTGGATTAGCTATGGGTGGGCAAGCATTAGGATATTTAAGAAAACTGTTCGGACGAGATTTATCTGAAAGTATAACTAATCATTTTATAAATACTAATGCAAAGATAGCTGAAAAGCTAGCTGAACAAAAAAAACCATCTCTAGGATCTCAAACTTTAAAAGATTTTCCAGAAATAATTGGATTTAAAAATAGGAAAGAAGCGTATGACATAGCTGGAGAAGAATTATCAAGAATAGAAAATCAAATTAGATTTATAACTGAAGAAAATAGAGCTTTAATTCAAAAACCTTTAATTCCTTCTGTTGATATAAAAGGTATTCCTTCTTTAGAATATAAACCAGCTAGTATTCAAACAATTAAACCTTCTAGTATACCTTCTGGTCAACAAATTAGAACTCCTTTTACGATTTCTGAAAAAATTACAAAAACAAATATTCCTAAAACTACTCGAGAGGTAACCGAAATTGAGAAAGATGTGTTTGGCGTAGAAATTGGTAGAACGACTAAAAAAGAATCTTTGTATCCTCCTAGCGAATTAGGCGGATTTACTAGAAAATATGATGTTGGATTTACTCCTGATGAAGAGGCAACTAAAGTGCGGTCTGAAATTGGAAAAGCAGTTAGAGGTCTAAAACCATTACCTGAATTTAGTGTTGGTGGTGGTCAAAGGCAAGGGACAATTAATCTTAGAGAAACTACAGATACTCTAAATAAACTAAAGAAAAAATCGGATATTGGTTCAGAAGAAGGTTTTCTGTCTAAACTTAATAATATGCAAGAAGGGATTATTAAAAGAAACGGAGAAGTAGTTGATATTACAAGAGCTATGGAATTAAAAAGAAATATGGATGATTTGGCTGGGAATATTTATTTAAAAACAGTAGATTCTAAGTCAGCATTAAAAGCGTCTGCTTACGAAGCAATGGCTAATGATTTGAGGAGGCAGTTATATTCTATTGATCCTGAACTTGGAAAATTAGCCGCCAAAGAGAGTTTGTTGATAAGAATAAGAATAGGATTATTACCAGTAGTTGCTAAAAAAGGAGGATCAAGACTCCCTTTTGGTATCTATAGCACTATTGTTAATGCTATAGAATCATCTCCATTAGCTAATTTAACAGCTAAGGGATTATCTAAAACGTTAGGAACTCCTAGTAAATATATTTCTCCATTTTCAGGTAAAGCGGCTAGAATTGCTTATTCGGAACAAAATGAAGACTAGTCTAGTATTCCTATTCTTTTGTTCTTTATCGTACGCAGAACCTATTCAGATAGGGCCTATTGATTTTGGAAGAGCAGTAAACGATCAGACAGACGTGACAAACATTTTAGATAACGAAAGTTCTGATATGTGCAACTGTATATCTAATTCTGATGGTTCGATGGTAAAAAGGTCTGGGTCAGAACCTTTTGTTGAGCAGCCTAGATCATCGCATTCCGTTGACGCTTTGTATAGAGCTTATGCTTCTACTGGTAGTTACTCAAGAGCTATAACTATAGCAGTTATAGGAGATCAGATTGTGTATAGTACAGGAGACACTAATTCTGTTTGGATTACATTGTCTAGCGCAATTAATCTACACCAAAACTGGTCGTTTACTACGATAAACGATAGTGTGATTATGACTGGGGATGGTTTAGTTAATCCAATATACAGATTTAATATTATCACATCTTCGTTTGCTCCGCTTGTTGAAACTACTCTTAGCACAGATTCAATTAATGTTAGAGCTAAATATGTAGCTCAAAAGAACAATTATTTATTACTTGGAAACGTAGCTTTAATAGACACTTCTACTCAAGTTTTAACTCAAGGTACTACTTACTATCCAAGCAGAATTTATTATTCTTTGTTAAATTCTCCTCTAAACAATTTAGCTATCTCCAGTTACGCTTGGAACAGATTCTTAGATTTTAGAACTTCTGATATTAATAGTTTAGATGTTATTTTTGATAGAGTAATTGTTGGTCAACAGAATGCTATTCAAGACTTATCTTTTTCAGTTTTAAGTCCTGGGACAGGAGATCAAGCTATAAGCGAATTAGTTTCTGGGTTTGGAGTAGTTGCTCCTAGGAGTGCTATCAATACAGGTCAATTTCTTATTTTTGCTTCTCAAGACGGAATAAGGAGGTATGATGGTGGCAGAAGATCAAGAATAACAAGCGTGGAAGAATCCAGAATTATTAGCAACAATATAAAAACATTGATTACCAGATTAATAAAAGCTGGCACATATAAAAACATTGTTGGGCATTACTACAAAAAAAAAGAATATTATATTTTGTCTTACGAAGATCCTGATAAATTTCCTAAAGGTATAAACAATTCTGTTATTGTTTATGATATTAGGTTAGACCAATGGTATCCGTTTTGTGGTTTGTTGGCTAAATCTTTTACGTCTTTTGATGATCCTAACGGTACTGGGCAGCTACTTTATGGTGAATCTGTTGGAGGGAGAGTACACAAATTAGACGTAGAAGAGCAGACAGACGATTCACCTAAAAACTTAGTTGTTGACACAATGGACTTAAGTTCTCAATGGGTTGGAACAAGAGTAAATAGAAATATAACAAACGTAATTGAAGGAACAGGATCGGTTAGAATGTGGATCAACAGTTCTGTGACTGAATCTTCAATGACTAGGATGAATATTTTTTCTATTGGTGAATGGTATGACAAAACAAAAATATCAAAAAATGATTATCTCTCATTCCAAATATATACTACCAGTATAGGTAACATTACGAATTTAAGAGTAGATTTAGAGGTTAATGACGAATCTCAATCTGCATTTGACACAAATTTTACTTCAGTAACTATTACTAGTGGTGTGCTTAACACATCGAACAATATCTGGACACAAGTAAGAATACAGTTGTCTTCATTTCCAGTAAGATCAGATTGGACAGACTTAGATTCTGAAGAAATTCCGTTTGCGGATACACTTTCATATTATGGAATTAGATTTGTTGTAAACGGAATTAATATATCATCTATCTCTATTGATAACATAAGAATTGTTCAAGAAAAAGATAGGAATCCTGTTAATTTTTATAGATTTGTAAAACTATTTAATTTTGGAACAATGGCGCATAAGAAATCAGGACAACTTTTATTAACTATGGAAAAATCGCCTGATTCGGAGTTAATTGTAGATGTTTATAACGATTTTGGGAATAAAGTAACTACTAGGAAATTTGAAAGAACTACGCCAAGAGAAATTATTGTTTTAGGTCTTGTTTCTACAGCGAGTATAGCTACAGTTGACGATATTGATTATAGCGTAATTCAAAGTACAACTTTTATAGAATCTGATTATTTTCCTCTTAATGGAACGGCAAATAAAGATTTTATATTTTTTTCAGATAGAACAAATAATAGATTGGTAAAATTTGATAGGTCACCTTTTGGCGTTATACTTTCAACTTTCGGTAGTTTAGGATCAGGAACTACGAATTTTAATATTGCTCATCAGCACGCTATTAATGAAAACAATGAACTGTTTTTAGTTGACATGATGAACGAAAGAGTAAAAGTACACTCTCAAAATAATCTTGGATTTTTAAGAATGAATGGAACTTTAGGTAGAGGTGCAACATCTTATCACCAAGCCACTGGAATAGGATCTGATCTGGATAATGTTATAGTTGCTGATGAAGGTAATTATAGGTATAAGAGAATAAACGTAAGTACTCTAGGAATAGTAGGTGCCATTGATGTGGATTACAATACGATTGGAGATACTTCTTTAGTTATTGACGAAAATTTTATTTATTCAGCATATAACAAAATTTCAGAACAATCTCAAAATCATCAGGAAGTTATTTTAGAAAAAAGGTTTAAGGGTAATATGGATGTAGTAAACAGAATAGCAGTTCTACCTAAAAATTCAGTTGCTTTGAGTACTTACGCTCTACAAGGAGACATTGCATTAAGAGGACGTTACATCTATATTCCATTTACGGACAATGCTCTTGGAAATAGCCCTACCTACTATATTCAGAAAAGGTTAAAAAGTAATTTCAATTTGGTTAGCGAGTTTATTCCAACAAGAGAAATTTTTTCTATTATAGGAGATGGGTATTCGTATATTCCTATGATAAAAAATGAAAAAATTGATTTAGGCGTTGATGGAAAATATTTACAATTAAAATACTACGATTCTGGGTTGGACAATAATGTTAAGCTGATTAATCAGACTTTTTTAATTAGTCCAGAAACATTAAAATATTAGGAGGTGATAGAATTGAAAAAAATAGTATTAACTGGATTTGTTCTAGTATGTTTTTATAATTTAGGACACGCAACTCATTTGTTTAGAAACAGTGCTGCAAATCTTAATACTGGTATTTTGCCTAATGAAAGGCTAGATTCTTCTTCTGTTACATTACAAGCAAATACATTTAACGGAGCGAACCAGCTGTTGCAGGCTGATGGCAATGGATTAATTGACGACGCGGATGTAGACCCGTCAAGCGTAACAAAAAGAGGTCAACTAACTGATGGTCTACAGATTATTACATTGTCTTCTGCTACTTCTTATGGCACACTTACATCTTCTACTGGTTTTGTTGGTGTTGGCAGCACACTTACAGCTTTAAATGCAACTAATTTAACCTTAGGAACAATTCCTAATGCTCGTCAGAATTCTTCTTCTGTCACACTACAAGCGAATGCGTTTAACGGAGCTAGTCAACTATTGCAGACAGGGTCTGATGGATTCATTGAGGACGCAGATGTGGATCCGTCATCTGTGACAAAGCAGGGGAATGCGTTTAACGGAGCTAGCCAGTTGTTGCAGTCTCAGTCTGATGGATTTATTGACGACGCAGATGTGGATCCGTCATCTGTGACAAAGCAGGGGAATGCGTTTAACGGGGCGAGCCAGTTGTTGCAGTCTCAGTCTGATGGATTTATTGACGACGCAGATATGGATCCATCTTCTGTGACAAAATTAGGAGCTTCTATAATAGAATCAGAAATAACGTTAGCGGATAATACAACTAATAATGCTACTACAGGAAGACACGGGTTTTTACCAAAACTCTCTAATGTTGCTACTCAATTTCTTGATGGGACAGGTGCTTTTTCTGCGCCTGCGACTGGAGCTTCTACAGGTTCTATCATGTACAATTTAGTCATTACAACTAATGGGACAGATACAAATCAGGTAGTAATTACAGCGGACAGTATGAATATAATGGATGACTATCATACAAATATTGCAACAACATGTTCATTGAATATAGGTGGAGCTGGAGGATTAGATACAGGATCCGAAGCTGCAAGTACATGGTATAAACTATTTGCAATATCTAATGGGAGTACAATGAGCGTAATTGCTAGTAGCGCAAATGTATCTAT